CTTGTGTTCCTTGAGCACCTTGAGATCCTATATTTCCTTGACTACCTTGAGCACCTTGAGTTCCTTGAGATCCTTGTACTCCATTATTTCCTTGAGTACCTTGAGTTCCTTGAGATCCTCCTCCACCACCTGAAACAGTTACAAATTCTGCACTATTAGTAGTTGAGTTCCACTGCAAGAACTTACCATTATATGCTGATGAATTTGTTGCAACACCAACAATATCATCTAAGTATCTTAGACGTGTTTCGCCACCGCCACCAAGAGTTGCTAGTTGCTGCTGAATACGATTGATGAATAAGCGATAATGTTCTTGAAGTTGATCTAATGTTACATAGTTTTTATCAAGAGGTGATAATGGATCTGATGTTTTTTCTTCGGGTGGAATATTTAATAATCCTTCTTGAATAACTTCTTTAACTACAACTTCTGGTTCAATCTTAGAATAAGTTTCACGAATAAAATCAATCTTCTTTTCTAAACGTTCAATATTATCTTGAACATCCCCGACTGGAAGTTTTTCAAGTTCCTCAAAGATCTCTTCTCGAAGATCTACAATTTCCTTATGATTTTCTTGAATAAAAGATTCAACTTTCTTGAGATGCTGCTCATTAATTACAACATCAGATTTGATGTTTAAAACTTCTGATGAAATTTTTTCTCTGAAGCTAGATACCTCCGCATCAAATGTATTGATTTTGTTATCAATATCTGAAGAAATAATATTAATTTTTTCATTAACAATTTGAACTTGAGATAAATTTTCTTCTTCAATTAAATTTTGAAGATCTACAAATGACTCATAAAGAGATTTAATAGTTTCTGAATATTCTTCTAACTTCTCATTTTCTCTTGAAACTTTACTTTCAATAATTTTTGAAAGTTTATTATAAGTATTAGTTGTTTTCTTAACTTCTGATGATGTTTCTTGAAGTTTTTGATTAAAAAACTCTAAATTTTCATCAATAACTTCTGCAATATTTTCTAACTTATGATCTAACTCTACTTTAACATCAACAATATTGCTTTCTACAATTTCTTTTAGTGTATCAAACTTTTCCCCAACATTAAATTGATTTTTAGATATTTGTTTTTTATATTGTGGAAACTCAACTTTTGAAAGATTTTCTACAATATTAGTTAATTCTGTTACTTCTGAGCGAATTTCAAATAAGGTTTCTTCATTTACACTTTTTACCTTATCCTGAACTTCACGAATACTTTTCTCAACAATTAAAAGTTGAGACATTAAGGCACGATCCAAATCTTCTTTTTTAAGAAGAGATTGAATTTCTTTTTGAATATATTCAACTTTTTCTGAAACTACTTCAAAATTTGTTAAATTATTTTTAAATGAATCAAAAGCATCAGAAAAAGTATTCAATTCTGGTTTATCCGCCAGATCTTGAATACTAGTATCGATAGAACTTACTCGTTCTTTTTTATTAAACAAATCTGATGGTTTTTGAAGCGCCACTTATCAACAATTAACGTTTATTATAAAGTATTTATTCTATCTTAAAAACCCCTATTTATCAACAATTCCAAGCTCTTAATGATTTATTGATCCTGCTATTTGGATCGTTTGCTGTTTTTGCCGAAGTGAGTTTTTTCTTCATTCCACTCATACGAGCACAAAATGATTTTCTTCTATTTGATGCTTTTGAACCCGCTTTAAGTTTAGATGGTTTTGTTGTTACTGCCGTTTGCAATTTTGATCCAGGATGTTCTTTGCGATAAGATGCAACTCCTTTTTTATTTAATCCTCCAGATGCTCTTTGCCCTTCTTTACGCTGCCATGCTGGTGTCTTTGCTTCACTCATAAATTGACTGAAAGATTTACCTTCTTTCATTTCACCACTATCAATGTAATCTGCTGCAGTATCAATATAATCCGCCGCTTTAGTAATTTTTGATTGAACCCAAGCTTCAAGTTCACCCTCACCTTTTTTAACTTTCTTCTTAATTCTATTTGCAGCTTTGATAATAGTTGAAAGTTCAGAACGAGCCATTGAATACTCGTGATCATATGACTCAGGAAAGTTTCCTGGATGTGGAGCATTAATATGGTACTTTAACTGGTTTGTAGTTAAAGATGATGGTATTGAAAACATATCCCAATATTTTGGTCCATACTTACACTCACTACGAGTTTCATCTTTCTGACATTTTGGACAATACCTCATCATTGCTTGCTCCTCCTTTACATGTACACAGTTTGGAACCATTTTTTTACCTTTCTTTTTCATACCTTCTTGCTTATAACCATCCCAACAATCTTCTGATTTTGTTCCCCAATTTGCAGCACCAACTTTACGGCATTTGACTAGTGCTCCAGATGCATATGCACTTGGCCAAACATCATATCTTGACTTAACTTTTTGATAACAGGCATCTTTTTTACCGCTGCCTTTACCTGGTTTGTCTTTTTGTGCTTCGTTAATTTCCATTTCTTCTTTAATTCCTGGTTCTGCTTTTACATAATTAGGATCTTCTTTACCTTTTGCAAAGGTTGGAACATTAGTTGGTTTTGCTGCTCCGGATTTTTCCTGTTGACTCTTATCTTTTGCTCTTTTTCTTTGGATTGCAGACCTAATCAATGACTCTCCCTTTTCACCCTTTCTTTTTAATGCTGATAATCTGGCGCTACTAAAACATTTTGGTGTTTTAGTTTCTCCTGGTTCATTAGCACATGGAGAACCATCTGCCTGAACCCAACCAGGTTTTCCATCTTTTGATCTAGAACCTTTAAACCAATGATGAAGAGTTCCTTCATTAATCCAGTCATCTGGAGTTTTATGATGTTTATCGACAAAAGCATTATGAAGTTGTTTAGCAGTCATATCATGTTTTTTCATAATACGACGCATCAAGGTATCAATAGAATCATAAGATGTATTATCTAGTTTTTTTAATGCAGTTTCAAGTTCTTGAACCGCATTATCTTCACAACCACAATGTTCTTTCACATCTTTAAATTTTTTATGATGCTTTTTAGCATCTGATTCCATTTTTTTCAAACGAGTATAATAATCTGGAATTTCATCTAAATGTTGAAGAGCAATGTCTGTTGCAAGATCTTTATCTTTAGTATGCTCATGTTCAATAGGAATTCCCATCTCAAGTTGTTTTTTAACAAAAGAAACCTCAAGACGATGTTTCTTTGCAATTTCTTCAACTGATTTATGAGATTTTACTTCATGCATTTCATTGAAAGGTGACTTTGATTTTGTTGGTTCACCTTTTGCTCTTTTTTTACGAGCAGCACAATGAGCACGTTGAGAAAACCCTTTTGGGGAATCACAGTTTATTGATCTTTTGTATTTGTCAGACCAACTCATCAAACTATATGTTTACTCTTTATTATTTAGAAAACCTTGTTTGAGTAACTTAGATAGTTCAGATGTTGATCCAACAAACACTGCATTATTTGTAACATTATTGGTTGTTTTTACAGTTTCTTCTTCTACATCTTTTAGTTTTTTCTGCAGATCAATAAGTTTATCTGTAACATCACCAACACTTTTAATTAATTGACCAGCAACTTCATAAGCTCTAGGACTTCCACCCTCTCCGGCAAGTTCCATAATTCCATTAATTGCCTCTTGCCCCTTTTCAATCAATGAATATAAATTTGCACGAGTATACTCATAATCTTTTTTAATGTCTTGACCTTGGGAAGGTATAACATTTAATTTAGTAGTAGTATCTTCAACCTCAACAATTTTACTTTCAATGTTGAGAGCATTATCTAAACCATCATAATTATCTTTCATAAAAATTAAATATCAGATTGTTGTGTAGGGCTATAGGTCTTAGAATCATCAAAAGTTAACCACTCTTCATCAAATCCAAAATTATCATCAGGTGCTGCATTGTATGGATCTGGTTGAACTGTATACCTCATTTCTCGTTTTGCTGTCTGTCTATTAGTATCCGTATACATATCAACTTGAACCTTACGAATAAGACCATCTGTGGTCTCAGAAACAGGACCAAACAGATAAGTTTTAACTGTAAAATTAAAAGTATAAATTAAAATTCTTCTTGATGAAAAATCACCTTCGTAATCATCAGTGAATGATACATTATCTAAAACAATAGGAATATCTCTTTTTTCGCCAATTGAATCTACAAGGTCTACAGTAAGATTAAATGAAGGTTGGAAATATGGTAAAATCTGTTCAGTTACCTGCAAAGCATCATCCTGAAGTTTTGACATCAAGTTCAATTGAAATCCAAGATTGTATGGAACTGGTAAAAAAACTTTTTTTATATTAGATCCAGAACTATCACATGCCTTAAATGTTTGAGTTATATTAGCTTTTCTAGTAGGATCATATTGAATAGAAGTCATTTCAAATGATAATCTAGGTAAAGTAATTGCTACAGGTTTGTTTAGTTCTGCCTGTTGCTGTAATCTAGCAAGAAATTTTTGAGTTGGACCATAGGCCAAAGGAACTCTCATTTCATTGTAGGTATTCCCATCTTCATCTAAATGTTTAATATAAATTTGATTGAAAAGAGTACCAAAGGCAATAATAGTCCTTCTAATAATCTGATGATAATAATAATTTCCTAACATTAGTAATTACCGAATGGATTTGATTCTGAAAAATCTACTATAAGATCTGCTTCTTTTTCTATTTGATCATTATCCTCATATTTATCATCAAATTTTGCACTTTGAATAAAATCAAGAGAATAAATTGCGGAAGATGCTGAACCGACGATAATATCCCCTAAAACAAAATTTCCATTTGTTGTTCCAACTTTAAGAGTATTCGTACCAGCATCCCATGTTTTAACTCTTGCAGTTGCTTTAGAAATAGATCCAGTTACAACCTCATTAAAGATAAATGTTCCAATACCAGTTAAAACTGGAGGTGGAGCAATAGTAACAATTGGACTAGATGTATAACCAATACCAGCATCAGACAATAGTACTTGTTTTACAACTCCAGTATCTGCAATAGATACCCTTCCAACAGCAGTTATGGCTGCTCCTACTGTTGGAGATCCAAATGTTATTGTTGGTGCTTTTGGATAACCAAGTCCAAATGATGATGTAGAAACTCCTACTGTAGTTACGCCAGAATAACCTTTAACTAATACACAAGTTGCTGCTGCTCCAGATCCACCACCACCAATAATATTTACAGTTGGTGTAACTGTATATCCAGCACCTGCACTAATTAATAAAATTTCTTTAATTGAATAAATCCCAGCAACAGAAGTTGTAATTGCAACTGCTTCGGCATTTATTCCTCCAGGTGGTGCAGTAGAAATAGATACTACGGGTGTAGAAGTGTAATCATACCCATCATTTGTTAAAACAACTTTTCTTACGTAACCAGAATTTATATAAGCCGTTGCAAGTGCTTGAGATCCGGCAGATATAAGTTGTAATGTTGTAATATATCCTTGATTTACTAATGAAGTATCTATTTCTTCTGTTGTGGTATTAACATTATTCCATCCACCCATTTCATCTTCATATTCGAATAATTCACACTTTAATTCATAAACATATGTTTTTCCAAGTTGATAAAATGGTTGTTCGTGTTCAACAAACTTTACTTCAAATATTCTTTGACCTAAAGGAAAATAAACTATATCTCCTTCTCTAGGTCTCATTGTTATTTCTATTTCACTTTCACCTTCAGTTGGAGTTTCTAAAAAAGGAGATATAAATTCTTCAAATCTTTCTTTTGAAATAATTAAATCTAATTCATCTTTTAGATGCATTCCAAATTTTGATAGAAGATCCCCTTGTCCCGAGTATCCTTCATATGTATTAATATATGCTTCAATTGCAAAGTTATCATCAAATTTTGATGTTGTTACTTCTCTTATAATAGTTTCCTTTCTTACAAATTTTCTTGGAATATAGACAACATCAACTCCATAAATTTTGAGTTGTTCGTTAATCAAATCTTGTACAAGACGTTGTTCACCTGGTGAACCTTGTAGGAAAAAGGGATTAAGAGCCATTATTATCCAATAAAATCGTAAGGTGGAAGTTCGTAATCCATAGACATTCTTTGTCTAATATTCTCTATTTCTTTTTCAGCATCATCAAATAATTCTCTTCCATTTAATTCAATTCCACCAGGAAGTTTAACTCCTCTAAATTTAATAAGATTCTGACCCCACTGGCGCTTCATCAAAGCAGTTAAATATCTTTTTAAGAAACTATCATTATATACTTTAGTAAAATCATTTGGATCTAAAATTCTATAACAATCAATAACTATAAAAGTATCTTTTGATTTTGATGTCCAATCAATATCAAGATATAATCTATTTTGTCTTTTATTAAATCTAATTTGTTTATCTGTAGATAATAAAAAGTCAATATCTTCAAGATAAGTTTTTACCATAGCATATTGTAAAAGTTCAACAGAGTTGAAGTAATAAAGATCATTTAAAAATAATTGATACTTTATACTCCACATACCAGCAGAAATTGAACTAGTATCAAATTTAAATATTTTTTCAACACCAATAATTGAATCTGGAACTTGAATAAAATTGGAGTTCTCATAAAAATTAAATGATTTAGTTCCAAGACCACTAATTGTAGTTGTACCTGTAGTAGTTACTATTCCTACACCATTAGTTGGATCTGCTTTTCCTCTGTCTATATCTTCTTGTGTAATTTTATATTTTAAATACATTCTTTCCACACCATCAAAATGGCGCTCGTGGAAGTACTGTAAAGCGTCATCTACTAGATCATCAATTTGGTCATCATCTAGGTTAATTTCTAATACAGGGGCACCTAGACGCCTTAAACAGTAATCTACTAATTCTTGTCTACTTGCTGGTTTTGACATTAATATGCACCCCCATCTATTGCATTTGACCAACAGGGAATTCCACTATTATCAGTGGTAAATATGTTATTTGTATAATCAATTCCATCTTCTGGACCTAATGTTGTTTCCATTAGTCCACTAGGAAGAAAATATGCTACACCATAAGAATTACTTTGCCCATAATATAAATCTCCGGTAAAAGTCGAAATACCTGTTACTTCAATATCAACAAATGTATTAGGTGCATTTTGAATTGCCGATTCTATTGTGGCAGTTGTAACTGCATCAAGAGAAGTAATATTTTGAAGTTGTCGTGTATCACTAATAACTTGTGTTGCACCAATACTTAAAGCATTAGTAGTTGTAACACCAATTACTGTTAATCTTTTTGTAGTAATTTCTTCAGCAGTAAATTGATCAAAGCTAAAATTACCACCAACTGTTAAATTACCGTCAATAAAAACATCATTATTGAAAGTAGCAATTCCAACAAATACAGCATTACCATCAACTGTTACATCTGATAAATTTCCAATAATGGTGCCTGCAAGTGTTAAATCACCATTAATGAAAACATTATCATTAAATGTACTGACTCCTGCAAATGAAGAATAACCATTAACAGTTAATTCTGATAAAGATCCTATACCACCAATTACATTTTCAGAAACTACTGCAACTCCACCAGCAGATCCAGAAATACTGGATGTAACCTGTATTCCATTTTGCTGACCGACTCTGACTTTAATGGCCATTAACGGGTAACTCCCTCTCTTACAAGAACCATTCCCTCAACAACTTTATATTTTACATCATATTGATCTGTAATTATCACATCATAAACGTATCTTCCTGGTTTTAAATTAGAGGTTTCCTCGGAAGTTAATCCAATTAAAACTCTCCCAGAACTTGCTGGATACTCAATAGATGCATTAAAATCTGTATAATTAGAACTACCAGCCCATTTTCTCATTTGAGACGCTACAGTATAACCATTCAAATCAAGGGGAGTATTTGTAAATGTTCCTTCCAGTGTAAAGGACTGACTAAAATCAGATCCAGAATTAACAACTAAATTATTTACATATACTGCCGACATCTATTTTTTAAGATCTACTTTTTATTTATATTCCAACCGCCCCTAAGGAACTAATAACCTCTTGTTGCTTTAAATACAGTTTACAATATAGTTTAGAGAATTTTCTCAATTCTTCAATATTTAATTCATCAATAATTCGTGAATGTTTTTCAAATTCAAACATTTTATTCATGGTTTCAAGTTGAACATCATTTGGTTCCATTTAACAACTCCTTAAGTAAAGATTTAATTTCATCAATATCTTTTTTCATTTGATCTAGTTCTCTTTTCTGAGAATCTCTATTATTCAAACTATTTACATATTGATTATAAGCATAATTATCGCAGTTTATAATGGCTCCTGACTGTTCATCACGATACAGATTTGGGTGTCCTTTGACTGGTATCATCATTTAATTGCGATACTCCTTAGATCTTTAAATCTTGGTGCAAATGCCTGATTTGTTCCAGACATTACTATTTTAATAGTATATCCAGTAAAATCTCCAAGGTTATTAGCAGTAAATTCATACTCTAAGAATTGATCTTCTAAACTTGCTGGTACAAATATATCTGGGAGACCACTATTATTTGCTGAATTAATTACATCAGGGTATCCATCTTGATTTGAATCAATTGTTAAATTATTATATCCTGGGAATAATTCAAATGCTTGGTCTACTTCACTGGAATCTGGTCTAATTAAACTATAGAGTACTCTAAAATCTGCTGTAGCATGTCTATAAGCACTTAAAATGACCTTTAGAGATGTTGCTGGTTGAGATAACCTAACTGTATTTGAAACATAAAGTGCAGCATGTGGATCATCAATGATTGAATTGACTCTACCATCATTAATATAATCTGTTATTGGACTATTAAGGCGATTGCTCAATAATCGAACAGATGCATTTTTCCAGAAAATTACAGGAGATAGATTACTATCAGTTGTGGATAGATTTACTTTCGTAATTAATGATTTTGCTCTATTTGGTAATAAAGTTCCATTTAGATAAGTATTTTCATTTATATTGGAGCAAATGATTCTAGTTGACAGAAGTTTATTGGGAGTACCAATTTCAACATTTTCATATCCCTGATCTTGGAAAGAAGATTCCATTCCATTTACACTCGTTCCGCTTACACTTCTAATTTGTGCATTAGCACTTGTAGCCGAACCAGGAACTATTAATGGAATTTCGGGAATAACTACATCATACTGAATATTTTCAGTTGCTCGTACATCATTTCCACCTGCTGTTAGTTCGGAATCAAATGATAATTGTGGAGTAGAAGTTAAGCTTCCATCAGTTGATCTATTAGTAGCATTTGAATCAAAGTTTGATCTATTAAATTCAATATAATAACTATCGTTATTATTACCAGTATCACTAATATCGTGAGTTTTATTAATTCTTCTTAAAGAAACACCACTTAGTTCATATTTGTATACTTGAGTATTTGTAGTATGGTCTAAAACAAGAGTAGAATCAATTCCTCTAGTAATTGTTAAAAGTTGCCCTACTCCCACATCTTCATATTTAATAATTTCATTTTCAATTTTAATATAACCTGGATTGGAACCACTAACAACAACACCTTCGAACATTTTAAAATTAGATGTAGATGCTACACTTATTGTTGTATTTGATGAAACAAGAGGAATTGATAATGTTGTTGGAGGTATGTTAGATTGGACATTATATAATGTTAGTTGATTATTAGCAGCATACATACCATGATCAAAATGATCAACCTTCATAAAGTTACCAGAATATACACCACCAACTGGAGAAGATGATCTAATCGTAGTTGTTGCTAAAGAAACTCTACTTCCAGCATCATTATAATAAACAAGAGTTGAAACACCTACAGTTGTAAATGATTCGGCTTGTGCATTTGAAACATATAAAGTATCTAAACCTGTTATTCCGGTAATAGTGATTCTTGCATCTCTTCCTGATGCTGGAGAAATATCAGATGTAGTAATTCCAACTACATCTCCAACTGCATATCCATTACCTTCAGATACAACTGAAACACTTGAAACAACTCCATTAGTTGCTGTAACATTGAGTTTTAGACCAGTTCCACTTCCAGTAATTGGATATGTCGTTACATTAGAGGTACTTGTGTAATTTGATCCTCCAGTTGTAACTCCTACAGATGCTACTTTACTTCCAGTACCAACAATATATGCATAATCAAATGGTTTTGCAGCATCAGCAACTTTTCTTCCAGTTGTTAAAATTCCAATCATTGCACTGGATGTTACAGTGCTTATACCAATTGCAAACTTTTTAGGTAAAGTTCTAACTGGATTGGTGGAAAGTTTAGGAACATATCCGTTACTTTCATTTAAAGTTGGATTTTGGAAGTATACACTTCCAGATTTTGATGTAAAGTTTGCCTTGTAAAGTTTAAATTTAAGATCTTGATATTGGTTTTCAGTCCAAATTGATCCATTTTGAGATTTAAACAAACTACCAATTGCAAATTGTCTTGTGTATCTTACACTTTCTGCATCTGGTAGGTTGGCAGTGTTAACTGTCTTTTCTCCCATTTCAGCAATCCAAACCTCATATTGATCGGATTGTGGTGCTAAAAGAACAATCGCATATTCTAAACCTGGTGCTAAGTAAATTGGATAATCAAAAGTCACAGTTGTTGCAACTGATGCATCAGAAGAAGTTTGAATTTGACTTGGTTTGAGTGTAACTGGATTTCCAATAACGTTTCTAGTTGGAGTTCCCAACTCAACTGTTCTAACTTCAACAGTTAATGGGGCGTTACCTGGATCTTTATGTGCAAAATAAAGATCTACTGCAGTTAAATATGCACCATTTGCATCATCATTTGGAGCATTTCCATTTGTACTTTCAATATTTCCACCGACAGAGAATGATTGTGCAAGAGGATCAACATAATAAATGTTTGTTGTAGTTGTAATTATTCGCTGCCTTTGCTCCCAAGTTCCTTCTGCCTTATAAATTGTCTCTGCAGCAGAAATAAGTTTGCTTCCAGGAAGTGGAGTTGCATTAGTTGAACTTGAAGTAAGTTTATAAACTTTAGATCCTGTTGCAATTCTAACTGATGGTGCTGGAGATGTATTTGGATCTCTTAAGAAAAATGCACCTTGAAGATCTCCATAATTATCAGTAATTAATCTGAGATCTTTTACATAAGCAACAGCACCACTAGTTTGACCAACTAATTTCATTCCAGTAACAAGATATCCAGAATATAGACCCTGAGCTTCAGAACATAATGAATTAACATCTACATTAAGAGTTTTTGATGTTAAACTATATGCAGAAGGAAGATTTTCATCCTTATTATATGGATTAATATTATATGTTACAGTTGGTGAGTTAAAAGGTCCTTCCTTGTGATTTGATTGTGCTACTCTAAAATTAATTAAATTTTGACCACCATAAGAACCAACCACGGTTTCCCCAACAGAAAATGCTGAAGATGCCCCATAATTTTCCAGAGTAGAATCACTTGCAATTTCAACAAGTTTTGGAACAAAATCTACTCCACTATTTCCATCCAAGAATTGATATACTCTCGTTAGTGGTTTCATATTAACAGCATTAAATCCCGTATTACGAGATCTCATATACAATTCAACACCACTTGCTAGTAATCTATCTTCAGTATTAGTTGTTGTTTTTCTACCAACAACTGAGAAAGTTCCTGTTGCATACAACCAAATCCAGTTTGTTTGATTGATATTTACATCTTCTAATCTAATGGTTCTTATCCAACTATCACTAGATGGATTAAGTTTTACAGATCCACTATAAGATACAACATGGAATGGGTTTACATTTTCTACTTTAGTTGCAAGAGGTTGTTCAATCCACCCCTTTGATTGATATTTAAGTGTAATTGCATCATTAGTTTTTTGTACATTTGATGAATCGTATAAATCAAAGTTACTAGTTAAATCTAAAGTTTCATTTGTAAAAACTTCTGCTGAAACTGGAACTAAACTTATACTATTTCTACTTACTGGCGTAGTTAATTCGTTATTAGCACGATCTACTTCAATTTTTGATACATTTATATTGATTAAATCTGTGTTTTTAAAGTCATCTACAAAAAATCCAGTTTTAAATCTATTAAATCCTTGAGCATCTTGAATTTGAAGTGTTTGAGTATTAAGTTCAAGTAGTGACAAAGATGTAACTCTTTCAAGATTTTCTACTCTATCTTCAATTAAACCAATATCACGCATCGTATATCTTCTATTATCTTCTAGAGATACTAAAGCATCTTTAGGATTGTAAAGATATGGTGGAAGAGTGATTGTAGCAATTTCTAAAACTTGATCTGGTTTTGATGGTGGTTTAGGATTTGTTGAAGGTGTTCCTTGTAAAACTATAAAGTTTCCTAATTTATCGAGATAAAGTTTATCAATTCTACCAAGATAGAAATCATAACCAACTAGTGAACTTTCATTTGGAGAGAGAATTAATTTAGGTTCTGTTCCAAAAGATCTTGAAGAGAAGTCAAATGGTGAAGAATTTGTATTTGAAAATACAGATACTCTTGGTCTAAAGTCCAATGTATCAGATGCTCTTACATTATTACTACCTACAGTAGGTACATCAGATCCAAATCTTTCTTCGGTATAACTATTAACCGTAAATAAATCACCAGTATCTCCAGATGGAACTGAATAATAATCAAATACAATTAAAAGTTGTTTAGAAGGTGCAGATTCTCCAGAATTTCTTACAATTTTTGAATAATCATAATATTGTTCTTTTTGCCCCTTATCCAAGGTAAAGCTTTTTGTAATATTTTTATAACTTCCTGGGGTGATTAAAACAATAGATGTATTAATATTAGATTCTTCAAAAGTAACATTCTCACTATCAACAAATTTATTAGCATTTAAGTATACAATACCAATAGTATTTGCTGATGGTTTAGATACAACTCTAGCAATTGCTTTACTAGATTGTCCAATAATATTTTCTCCAATGATAGCATTTGTATCTACATTAGCAATTGAATTGAAGTTTAAAGTATCTAATACTGGTTCTGAAGTATTTAAAGATTCATATACTGCTATTACTTTTACAACATCGGGATATTTCAGACAAATTTCTTCATCTTGAACTCTCAATCCATAAAAGTTATTATAAATTAAACCATCATTAATAGATGTACTAATCCCAGTTCCAGATTCTGGATATTTTGATAAGTTTACCGTAATAGTTTTACTACGATTAAATTGCTTTACTTTACTTTGAATACCAGTTTTTACAAAAGTAGCATTAATACAAGTAATATTTTTATTTTCAATATTGGAAAAAGTTACCTGATTATTAGATAATGTAACTTTATCTGATGTTAAATCTTCAATAGTTCCATCAGAATAATGAATAGAATATCTTTCTTCATCAAATGCTTGGAACTGTGAAACTGAAGAACTAATCCCAAGATCAAAATTACCGGTAGAAACTGTTAATGTATTACTTGAAGGTGTTAGTACTGAATTTGATTGTGCATTAAATGTTAAAATAGAATCACTTAAATTTGTTGATGCAATATTAGAATCTGGTAGCTGTGCATAAAGATATCCTTGCTTTTCTTTTCTAATCTTTGGAGAACCCACTGAAAAAGTAGTTCTAAGTTGCGATCCAGGTAAAGTACCATCACAAATTCCTGTTACATTAGTAACAGAAGATAAGGTCATAACAGATCCATCTGAAGAAATAGATGAAACTCTATTATATGTTTCTGTCGAAGATCCTGGTTTTTGATATCTAATAATACTATTAACAGGAATACCACTGAATAATTTTCCAGATGCTGAAACTGCACCTGATGATTCAATAGTAATAGTGTCAGTTGGAGAAAATCCAAATGCTGTTAGTTTATCTAACTGAGTATCTGCAACAAAAGAAGTTGAAAATCCAGATACTGAAGTTGGTTGGAATATTGATTTTATATCTTGAGGTGTATATGTTGTTATCGTCTTAATTGTTCTTGGATATAATTCCAATCCATTAATAATAATTTGCTCCCCAACAATAAAAGTTCCAGAAGTTTGTCTTAAAGAAACTGTAGCAGATCCACCACCAGCAGCAGATGCATAACCACTTGCACCACTACTCTTACCCTTTACGAAAGATGTTGCTGGAAGTTCAATATTAGAAATAGATTGATTGAGAGTTAATTGAGTATAAGTTTGAATATCATACAAATATAAATCCCAATTTGTAGTTGCATTTGTATATGCAGCATCAGTTACATTGCAAGTATAAACTCTAGCATCACCTATTTTTGTTCCAGTTGCAGATGTAGATGATGACTTTCTTTGATTATAAAGTTCTACAGTATTTTTTTGTTTTGGCGATCCAGAAATATTATTTACTCTAACTAAATTTCCCATCTCAAATGGGATATTTACATCAGATTTTGTTTGAGTTGTTCTTGGTTTAGGAACATCTACTATTTCTACACCAGTTTTTTCAATATCGTAACCTCTAACATAAGCTTTTCCTGGTGAAAACTTAATGCACATTAAGTCATCGGATGGTGTATTATTTTGCTCTGTCTTTTCATTACTGAAGAATAAACCATCATTTCCTAATCTATTATTAAGGGAGTTATTTAAAGAAAACTGGAAAGGAGTTACAACATAATCTCCAGATTCATCATACGTTCTTTGTGCAAGATAATCTTTTATGATAGAATACTGAGATTTAGTTTCAATTTTTTTAATTTTTCCATCTTGAACTCGTAATAGTTCAACAAAATCGGTATCGTTTTCTACATCAGTTAATAATTTTTTAGTTAAAGTTAAAGAAATTTTAAATCTATCTGCTCCAGGAGCAGCATAGTTTGTAAATCCTTTTGCATTATCATAGAGTGTTGAATCATCTTTTGCAGTAATAATTTGCTCACTTACTCTCAAACCAACTCTGTATGATGGTGTATTTGAGTAATAATCAAGAATTATAGTTTGTTTTGGAACTCTTACAAAAGTTCCTCTAATGAAATATACTCCTTCACCAATAGAAGCTGAAGATCCAGTGGATGTTGCTTCAGTTGCAATAGTAGATGCAAATGAAGTTCCAGAAATAATAGTTGTACCTGAGTATTCTACATTTTCACTTGCATATAAAAATTCACCATCTTGAAATTCATTAAATGTAAAATTGCTATCAGAATCTTGATATTTTACATAAAGAGTTGCATATTCAACTTCAGAATTTGGAAGTTGAACTTTTTGAATTGTTGCTGTTGTTCCTGAAGTTTGACCGGTAATTTTTTTCCCAACAAATTTTTCAATATAAGATGCTACATTAACTCCAAAATTTGTAGGATTTAATTTAACAGAATAAAATTGATTATCATAGACAATATTTCCAGGGATCACCATTGATCCTTCTTTGAAAATATGACTACCAAAAGATTCTACTTGATTTTGTAGAATTGATTGTAAAGTATTTAATTCTCTTGCCTGAATAGGCTTTCCTGGATTAAATAGTACCTTATAATAATTCTTATCTTTAGCCCCTATATCAGGCTCATTAAAATCGTCATAATATGGATTTACATTAAGATTTGTTTTTTGAGCCATTTCTTAAAATTCCAGGATAATTTTAACGTCTTCTTTTTGTCTAGAACTTCTTGTTACTGTAGGTCTATTATCAATATAAATGATATCACCTGACTTATTATTTATCTCTGGATTTGCAAGTCCATTTGTAAATTCCATTCCTAAATTTATAATTTTTCCAGAAATTGTAACTTTATTGTCTGTAAAAGAATTATCAACAGAAGCATTAAACCCACCACCAACTTTAGTAACTTGATTTGATGAGTTAAAATCTAATACTTTTCCAGAAGTTGATATTCCAATATAATCAGTTTGATCATAAGTTGTCGAATTAAAGTATAAAGATCTGTCTCTATAATATTTTAGAACTTTAGTTTCAGAATCATATGATGCAACATAACCGAGTGCTGTTCCTCCAGTAACTGATTGTTGAATCTTATCACCAACAGAAATACTACCTGAAGGAGTTCCACTTAATTTTAAAGCATAAACTGCAGAAAATTCAGTTGAAGTGTATTTCGTGGTATTAATTCCTGTAGAATCAAAAACTGTTGGATTTTTTAAAATTCCAACTTGAGAAAATTTTGTATCTACAGGAAAATCTTTTGTAGAATCATCAAATCTAGCATAAATTAAAATTTTATCCGCACCAAGTTCTTTGTAAATATTAAATCCATGTCCTTTGGATGGTGGAATAATAGGAATTAACTTTGCATATTCTCCAGGAGGTACAGTTGTTCCTAAATCAACCATAGCATAAGTATAGTTTTTACCTCCAGAAGTAACTATAGCGTCTGTAATTCTCCCAGAAGAGTCAACATCTACATTTACTGTCGCCCCAGTACCATCACCAATAATATTGCAGGATTGACCTGATGCTAGGGTATAACCTAAACCTCTATTTTGAATATAAACTTTTTTAATCTGATTATCATTTACTGTCGAATCTCCATTTTCTCTAACTGCTTCAATTTGAGCATTTGTAGATGTTTCCCAATCATTCGGAATAGTAATATACTCAATTGAATCAAATTTTATAATATCACTAGGAGAAACCGTGTAAAGATATTTCCAAACATATCCATCTCCACTTTCACCTGCCGAAGATGGCTCTAAATCTGTAAATGTCGGTTCATCTTGTGAAGCATTTCCTTTTGGATTGACTCCAGATGAACCATTAGAAATACAAATATAAATTCTATAATCAGAATTCATTACATAGTAGTTTGCATCATATAATCTTAATGCACCAGTAATTGGTGCCGAATTAATTCCACTGTAATCTGGTCGGTACATTTCATATTTTGTACCCCTGACCCAATCAATTCTTCTAATTACTCTTCTAATGTTTGCACTTGTAATTTTTTTACCAAAAAGAGCAGTTGACTCATAATGATTTAGATAATCAACATTATCCGTAGGATTTGGTGGAGTAGAATTCCAATTAGAATCTCTACCAAAACCAACCGATGAAGGAGATGGATTTGAAAGACCTACAAAAACATAATATGAGTTTGAAGAATCCTGAACAGAATCTATAAAATTAGACGCATTTAGAATTCTAAATTGATCTGTTACAAGTGCAGACATTTGAATATAGTTTTTTCTATATTTATATTAATATCACAAGATCTTTTTAATCGGTCCAATGTCTCTCAAACCATATCCTCTTCTCTGAATAGTTGGGAAAGTGGACAGACCAGCATCAACTTGATAAGATGAAATTGCTATAGATATTGGAGAAGAAGATCTTGTAAATCCAGATAACTTACCCCAGGAAAACTCACCAACAGATGATCCTGTTGTAGCAATTCCAACAAGTGATGATGATGCTGGCATAACATTGCAAGTAATAATTCCAGTTGTATTATTAAAACCATCAATAATGTAAATATTATCTAAGAATGTTGTTCCAACACCAATTACATTATTATCATTTGTTATAATGATAGATTTTATACCATAATTATCAGCAAAAGATCCACTTGATGATGGTTGATTAAATCTAAAAATAGTAGAGGAAGTTTTAGCTTGATCTGGTATCGCAATTGAAACATCCTTTAAACTATTGAATGAAGAATCATTTTCTGCAACAATATTACCAATTGTAGTAAATGAAGATCCATTATCTATGCTATATTGTAGTTGTAAATCTTCTCCAGGATCTGGTTCTTCTCCACCATTAGTGCTATTACCTTTAATTGCTTTTATGGTAATATTATTATAATTAGTGAGATCTAATGGATTAAGATCAAATCTTCTATTTCCTAATCCTCCAGTATATCCAAATCTTATATGTCTACCAATATTAAATCCACCTGCAGAACCAGATCCAGTTCCAGAGTTTGATACTGATACTCTTAAGAAACTTCCAGTATTAACAATACTGGAATCTGGATCTATTACAATTGATAATAAATTAATAGATGTTAATCCACTACCAACTTTTGTATTAAAAATATAAATTGGTTGACCAACCGTGAGATTTGTAAATGGTGAAAGTGTTGGATCTAACGTAAAGTTAATGGCTAAACCTGTTCCGATTCCAACAGTAGTACCAATTCCTGTAATATTGCCAGAGAATCCCTGAACTATAGTTATATTATTAATATTTTCATATGTTGGATCGGGAAGAGGTACTATTACTTGCGGTATAATAGATGTAGTGTAACCAAATCCTGGATTAGTAATATTCACTATCGATAGCGATCCACCAACAATAGAGATTTCTGCTGTCGCTGTGGTACCAATACCTACTCCTACAGATGGAGGTGCAGATATTTTGACTGTTACTGCAGATCCAACATATCCACTTCCAGCATTATTAATTGTAAGTGTTTGAATTGTACCAGCAGCAGAAACAGTTGCAGTTATTGCAGCAGAAACTGGATCTGATGCTCCAGAAATAATTAAAGCATTAAAATCAATTTCACCAGGTATAACATTTTCATAGTTGAAGAATTGGGCATTATCAACATAAACTTCAGTATCAGATGTATTAATAGATTTAATAATTTTTGCAGTTGGATATATTTGAGGTTCAATAGAATCTCTAGATTTAGAAACAAGAATACCATCAATGATTTTATCTACTTTTTGCTTTGTCCAACTTACTGGTTTTTGATTTACAGTATCAATTCCTTGTAATGTATATAAATCTGTTTGAACTTTATCTGATGAACTAATATCTGAAATAGTTCTTATATTTTGGGTAGTAGTAATTCCAAGTAAATCATTTCTACTATAAACCTGAAGTTGATCTCCAATTTTTAAAGTTTCTGTTACATTCTGAGATTTACTATCTTCAGAACTTCCTCTATAGAAGAAAATTGAAACATTATCTTCTACTTTTGGTGGTTCTGTAAATGTAAATGAAGTTCCTCCATTAAATTGATATGCTGATTTTGGTTCTTGAAGAACTCCATTGATAAAAATGAGTAATAGTGAATCAAAATCAATTAATTGTGAATCTGGATCTGTAGAACTTCTTTCAAAACTTAGTAATGATGAATTATAATACAATGGGAACCTAGTTCTAGATCCATCCTGATAATTTTTGATTGAATCAATGTAATCTAATTCACCAAACTGCCATGCTCCAAAGGAATCTGAGAATGTATCTAAAACAGTTAGTTCAAATTGTGATACTGGAGAAGATAACCCATAAGCAGTTACCAAACCTACAGGTCTAAAAACATCGCCCTTTTTAAATCCATATCCAGATCTAGTAATTTTAAATCCAGTTACTTCAAATAGTGTTGATCCAACACCTACTGTAGAACTAGCGCCAACTTCAACATTAAGTAATAAACCAACTCCAGTACTTGTTGTTGCTCCAACTCCCAACCTAGAAACACCAGTTATTGGTAGATTTTCGTAACTTGGCGAAGATATATTAATTGTTGGTCTTGAATATCCACTACCACCACTAACAATATTAAATCCAAGAGTTCCGCCAAAACCAACATTTGCAGTTATTACTGCCGCAGATCCAGTATGTCCAGATTCAGTTATTGCTATTGAAACTGGATTTCTATATCCAGATCCCCAATTTCCTGTTGTACCAATTCCAATTGAAATAATTGATCCACCAGCACCAACTCTTGCAGTTACTGAGCAACCAACCAAAGGAGCATATCCCAATCCAGGAGTGGATCCTAGAGATACAATTAATCCTCCCCTTGGGAGTTGATTCATATTTACATCAGATTGAGAAATAGCAATAGAACCATTAGAAGAAGTAATTCCTGAGAATGAAATACTACTTATACCAGCAGTTGTATTTTCAAGAATTCTGAAATTATTATTTAAATTATTTTGAGTAGTAGGTGTTTGGAAAATACCATTAATTAATACTATTCCATTTCCACCACTTGTTCCTAATCCAACAGTGTTTATTCCTTGTGAAGTGAGTATATATGTTTGACCAATACCAGTGAAATTTTCTGAAATATTATCATAAACTTGATTACTAGTATAATCTTTTCTTAGGAAAACTCTACCATTAAACTTAGATCTTGCTTCTGGAAGATTATCTGTATCTGGAGATAACTGATCTACAATGGATCCTTTTGGTGGAGATGTAAAGAAAAGGGTATTTTCTGCAATATTATAAGAACCTCTATAAATGTATGCAGTTGATAAATCAGCATGGGAAGTTGCTGATGATCCAACAAATCCTCTTTGAACTTCTATCAAAGGTACACTACCACTAAAAGATATTGGTCCAGACGCAGTAGTCCCAAGACCAACATTATTAACTTTCATATATTCATCATCAATTTTCAATACATCATCAATTCTTATTGAAGAAATACCACTTAACGCAAATATCGTATCCGACTGACCAATACTTATATAATTATTTAAAGAATGATTTATTAAAGAGTATGCAATTGGATATTGGATAACATTATCAATAGAAATAATAGTTTTTTCATTTTTCTTATACATTTCAAGTTGATGTGCATTACCCTCACCAACTGAGGTAAATGTTACACAAATTCCAGCAAGAGCATATTCTTTTCTTGTAGATAATTTAAATTTATCATTATTAATCTTATATGCATAAACTTCTGTAGGTAAACGATCTGTTACAACACCGACAGAATTTAAAGTTGCCCCAATCCCTACCGAAGTTTCTCCAACTCCAATATAAGTCGATTTTGGTCTATAGATTAATCTTTCACCAGTGCTAAAGAAATGATTTGTAAGTGTGAATTCTCCTGTAGATAAGTTTAGAATGGTTGAATCTGAAGGATCAAATTCTTTCATAAAAATTGGATATCCTTGATAATTCACATCAAAATCTAAACGATCTACTTCATCAGCGTTAACTCCATAATAATTTGCAGTATGAATACTTTCTATAATACCAGCATATTCTAAATCTGCAGGTATATTGGTTTGATCTATTTCAGTATAGAATTTTTCATTAAAAGAAACAACTTCAAATGACCCAATAAGACCAGAATCTGGATAGAAAATTAAACTTGCTGTTGTTGGAGAAAGAGATCCTCCAAAAGTACCAATTCCAGAAGTACTACCTATTGATGAAGATGGATATTGGATGGTATAAGTATCATTATCATCTTGAATCATCATAACCTGATGTAAAGATCTAGTTTCACCAATGCTAACTCTTACAGTTGATTTAACTGAAGTAAACTTAGAAATATCAAATGATGTAATAGTAGATGCTGAAGAAATAACCGATCTTTCTACATCATAATTAACAGTTCTTTCAGAACCATCTAATTGCCCAACTTTTTTAAATCTATATGTAGATATTCCAGAGGAAGTAGTATTAAATCCTATTATTTTACTTCTAACTGATATATTATTATTGGTGGTATTTGTATAGTTTAATGATAAAATTCCTCCAGAAATTGATGCTCCAAAAGATCCGATAAAATTAGAACTTAATTCGCTATTAGAATCAAAATAAAATTCGGTAAGATTAGTGTTTACTCCATCATGATCTACAAACACTTCAGCATAATTCATTTCACCAGAAGAATTATTTAATATATGAATATTTGAATAAAGGGATTTTATCTCATTTATATTCTTAGTTATTAATGATGTTGTAATACCTGCCGAAATAGAAGTATTTGATCCTATCAAATCAACATATCCAATAGATTGGGTACCAATTCCACTAGAGAAAGTAGAAAAATTATCATTAAGAACTTTTATTCTATAGTTTGTATTATAGGGTTCATATGGGACAAATTTTAAATAAAAATTATTATTTCCATCAACATATCCTTCAATATCTCCAATTTTTTCATTTACATTACTAACACTCGCTTTTTCTAAAGTATATACATTTTCATCACTACTCAAAACAATAATCTCAGTAAATTGAACTTCTGTATAATCACTACTTACAATTTGAACTAAGTATCTGTTATATCTGTCTGATGGATTAATATCTAAAACAACAGAATAATCAGTTATCTCTCCATCGGAGTTTGAAAATTCTGGGCTTATATCATCTATTGAAAGCACTCTATTAGTACGGCATTCAATATAATCAGATAATCTTTTATTTTTAAATTTTAAATATTTTGATGAGTTCAAAACTGTATCAACATCAAGAACTAAATCAAAATTATTAATTGTATCTACTCGTTTTTCATCAAAAATATCATATAGTACTTGTGTAAATTCACCTACTGTAGTATTACCAGCACCAACACTCTTAGTTAATGTGGTATCAGCAAAGTTTTTTAATCCACTTGGATGTAAAATACTGTTTACAGGGGTAACAATATCATTCCATTCTTGATTACTCTTTACAGAATATGAAAGAGTTTGATAATAATCATTGTCTGGAATAACTTGAGTATCTTCATCCAATTTTCCAATATCATCTGACCACCCAAGATTTTGAGTAGACCCGTATCCAATTGAAAAATATCCAGTTGTTTTTTCTACGCCACTGATTGTTGCTAAATTACCAGATTGAACTCCACGAATCAATTGATTCGAATCAACTTCATAATTTCCAGAAATTTTAATATAATTAAGATTATTTTCAACAACTTTTAAATCTGTATTTTCAAATCCAATTTCATTTTGGACAGACAAAGATTCTCCAAAAATAAATGGTGATTGTTCTTGTATTACTTCAAACTTAGGATAATTATTATAATTTACAATATGAGCATATAATTCTTGTACTGTCTTAGCTAGTCCTACATTAGTAGATAATCCAGATAAATTATATTCTAATTTTCTTGGTAATAGAGTTGCTGCATTTTCATAAGATGTAATAGTAAAGAATTGATATCCATAATTTTCAGAATTAAATCCATCACCTTCATTACCATATTTTTGTATTCCCTCAACAAAAATCTTATCTCCAACAGCAAATGGCTCACTCTGGAATCCACTTTGGGGTGTTGTTAGATAACATGTAACAATTCCAGATGATGAAGTTGCAATAGTTGAAATTCCAACTCCATTTGTATTATTAATTGCTCTAATCTCTACAGGTAATGAAGGAAGACCTTTTGGAGGATTGACTATATCTACAGAATTGATACTTGATCCAAATAATTTTGCAATTAGTACTCCAGAATCAATTTTTTGATTCGTTTCAGAATCAATAATAATTAAATCTGGCGCTACGGTATAATTTTTGCCGTTATCAGTAACCTGAATATTTGAAATTGTATTTGAATTTTTTAGTATTAAAAGTGTAGGAATTTCTGCAGTAGGACTCAGAGTTTTATCTGATGGATATTCAAACCCTTCATTTAAAATTCTAGTTTGATTTATATTTCCAATAGATGAAGATTTAGCAAGTAAGTATGCACCTTCACCAGAATCTGAATTTACTCCATAAAATACTGGAATCTTTTTAAATCCCGTTCCTGGAGATATTGTTCTAATCTTACTAATTCCACCAAGAGCTCTTGGAGAATTTGTAGTATACTTAATAATATCACAATCAGAAGAAGTATAATTTAAATTTTCAGGTAAAGAGCGTAAAGAAATTTGGAAGGTAGTAGTTCCTACTCCAGAAATTGCATATGAATTATTATAAACGCTATTTGTGAATAAAATTTGGTTATAATTAGTAACTTCAGTATCTGCAGTGCTAATATATCCAGATTTTTCTAAATTATAGAATAAGTTAAATGGTAGATCATTACTATAGTTTAATGTAAGTGATGCATTTGTTGATACTCCAACTGTTCCAATTCCAGTTATTGAGAATATACTTGTTGTTCCTGTGGATACGAATTCATCTTTAAATAATCTATCATAATATAATTTAAATCCATATCCAGAAAGAGAAGAATCTGATAAATCAAATACTAGATTATTATTTTTTATAACATTTAAAGGTGGATTGATTGGCGAAATTTGGTGAACAGAAACTGGTGCGTTAGTAATATCAACTGATAATGGTGGATTTGATTGTGAATCAATTAAAGTTTCACAAAGTTTAATATTATCATTATCAACTTTATAGATGTAATATATTCCTGTAGTTAGTCCAGATGCAATTGTTCCTGTTGATGAATAAACAACTTTATCTCCAGTATTTAAATTATGCTCAGAAATATAAATTTCATTTGTAATTGTATTAATTCCAGAAGAACTAAATTGAATTGGATTAATAACTATTTTTTCAGTTAAAGAATCAAATTTTACTTTGATTGATCCACTAGTTCCAATACCTACAGATAAATTTGGATTTATAGTAAGATTAATTTTATCACCAGAAATTAAATTATGTACTGTAGATATTGAAACCGTTGACTTAATACTATCAATGTCACCTTTTACTTGAGTGAAATCAGATTCAAAAGAATATCGATATTCATCACTTCCATTGTCTATGAAGAAAAGACCATTTGTAGTTGTTGTTAAACCTACTTGAGTAACAATTCCAATATGATTATTTGATTTTTTAATAATATAAACAACCTGAGAATCTCCAGAATATGGAAGATTAAACGGAGTACTACTTTCAGTATTAGCAACGGAAATTGCTGATGCTGAAGAAAGTTTTCTCAGAATTACTTGTTGGTTGGTTGTAAATTGATGCTCAGGTGAGTAAATTGACTGAGTTGGTATAGAAATTGAAATACTACGTGTTCCAATATTATAATCTGTTGCAATACCTATTCCAGATGTTACTCCCACTCCGATTGATTGTTTAGGATTAAAATATGAAATATTGTTTAGTTTTGACTCAAAATATGGAACCGACTGATTAATAGTAAAACTATTTGGGAGATAGTTTACAACTGAAGTGGAAGTATGTGCTGTTCCGGTTGTTTCTCTAACAACTCTTAAGACGTTATCATTTCCGTATACATTAATCACAGATAATATTTCACTATCAATTTTAATGCTACTTCCGATTGAGATGTTATCTGGAATTCTAGAAACGTAAATATCTGTAACTACACCAGCAACAGAGTATGCTGGTATATCTTTAGTTAAACTTGAACTAAATGAACTTACACCTATTTGAGTAAATCCATTTAATGTGCTGACTGATGTGGAAAATCCAGAAATAGTCACATAATCTAAATTATTTAAAATATGATATGGTAAAACAGAAACTTTTACTTGATCGCCGCTTTCCCATGTAAAGATAGAATCATTATAAGAAGTTACTGATGTGTTAATATCAATTATATCTTTACCAGTAACTTCAGAAACTTGAGCGGACAATCCTGCACCACCTGTACCGTCCTGATCAAAGAGTAAAGTATCTCCAACTTTATAATTATCACCAGAACTAATAATTTCATAGTTATCAACAACTCCAGTAGTTACTGAGTCAACTAAAGTTATTTGATTTATAATTTCATTAGATTCTACTATAAAATCATTACCAGCATAGTCATTATTAACATTATATGGGAAAGTATTCCTAATTAGTTTTGACTTGTTGAAGTCAAATGTTTGATCTAATGATTTATTTTCTGATAAAAATCTTGATCTATATCTTTCACCTACAAAATATGGAAACTGTCCTACTAGATTACCAAATAAATTCTCTTCAGAAGTAGCAAAATATGCATAGACACCATTAGGAAATTCTGGTGTTACGCAGAATCTACCATTGTATTCATCCAAATCTCCATCATTTGTAAATTTATAATCTTCTGTAAAAAATCCAGGTTCAAAGGAAGATGGTCTATTCTGTATATTTGATGTATCTAAGGAATATCCAGAACTAATTCTTTTAATTGATGAGTTATTATCTTTAGGATCGGAATATCCATATGATCCATAAATTGGATTACCATCATATGCCCATCCAATAATTGGAGAGTGTGATCCACCATCGTCTCCAAATTCATTTTGTATATTTTCAGAATAACCACAAACAGAATATTCTAATTTATCAGATTTTCCTATGATTAATTCATTTGCAATTTCTCTTGCATCATTTTCTTCTCCATATAACAGATTTTTATTAACTGGTATTGATCTTACTTGTGGGTTTAAGATTGCATTTTTTCCCGCTGATTCTACTTTAATATCTGTATCAATAGAACTATAACCAACACCAGGATTTACGATTACTACATCGGTTAATTTATTATCAACAATAATTGGTTTAATAATTGCACCTGTTCCAGATCCTGTTACTTTAATATCTGGAGTAGAATAATACTCACTTCCACCATATTGAATGTTTATATCTTCAATTCTTCCATTTACAATAATTGGTTTAATTTCTGCATTTTTACCATTTTTAATAGTAAGTTTTGGTCTTTTATGTAAATTTAAAATAGTAGATCCATAATCAAGTCCATTTTCATAAACATAAACACCTACAATATTTCCTCTTACAATAGGAGTAGCAGTAATTGTACCCCTCTGTTGGTTGCTTTCAAGTTTAGATGAACTGTACTTAACAGATAATTCTATTTCTGGATAATTAAAAATCTGATATCCAGATCCTGCACTTTCAAATTTTACATATTTTTTTCTTTGATAGTTCGAAGGATCTGTTCCGCCAGCACCAGCATTTGCAAGTTTAAAATTATCATTATCAATTTTTAAAATATAATATTGATTTGATGTAGAAAGACCACTAATAGAAGAGGTTTGATAATTATATGTTACAAGTTCTCCATCCAAAAATCCATGATCTGTGAATGAAATTACACTATTAACTGTAGATATTCCTACTGGATTAACTCTGAGTTTTCTATTTTGATAATTGTTTCCAGGATTAACAACTCTAATACCAGTTAAAGTTTTTTTCAGATCTGTTTCAAATTGATGTATTCCTGAAGTTCCAACTGTAGTAAACCCTACAGTATTAATCCCTGATCTATAATCAGATAATGTTTGATACAATTGAATGGTTGTATCACTAATATATTTTGTATAATAAGTTGCGTCTTTTTTGAGAGTTAATCCCGTGTTATCAAACAGTGATGCTGCTCCAAATGTTCCAATACCAATCGGAGAATTATTTTTAGGATTATATACTACTGGTTGTCCATCAACTAGTCCATGAGGAGTTAAAAATGTTATTGTTTCTGAAGTAACATCTATACCTCCACCAACATAAACTTCTTTAGCATCAAAAGCAATTTCTCTTTTTCTTAACTCAATGATAGGTTCAAATGATGCACCCTTACCATTACCTCCTGTAAGTGCAACTGATACTATAACATCAATATCAAAATCTTGAGGATCAACATAAACTTTTTCAAAAGATCCTTTTATAATTGGTTGTAAGAGAGCACTTCCTGAAGAAAGAGAAATGTTTGGTGGGTTTATAACATCATATCCAGTTCCACCATTCAACACATCAACAGATTGTAATGGACCATAATAAACTTTATCATTTGTTTTATATCCACTAATTTCAACGCCATTAATTAACATCCCAACATAATCAACTGGAGTTAAATCTGATTCACCATCACCAATGTTAACATTTAATGGAAATTTTCTAAGAATTTTTTGTGCTGAAATAATACCTTCTTTTTGTTCACTCAAAGTAAACTTATGAGTTCCACTTGAAAGTGGTCCAAATTGAATATAATTATTAGATCCAACAAAAGATCTTGAAGTAAATAATCTAATTTGTTTTTTATCATTAATTACTTCAACATAGTATAAACCCTCAGTTAAGCCCTCAATTGGTGAATTTGAATATGAATAATAAATTTCTGATCCTGTATAGAATGATACTTCATTAATAAAATTAATGATAGAATACTTTTCTGTTTCTAAATCTTGTCCAGAAACAGATGATGCTTGATAACTAAAAATATTTTTGTTTATTTGATATGAAGGTAGAGAATTTGATGCAACATATGCATATTCATCGTCTTCAACATATAAATTTTGAATATCTGATGTTAATTTATCGTATTCTAATGGGACAAAAGAACTTGAAGCAAAATTTAATTTTCTTCTGATATCATAATCAAATGAAGAATTGAGGGTAAATGTTCCGTCAGTTGTAACTTGTTTACCATTGATTTGCGTTACAACTAAATCAGATGCAATTAGTACTTCAGTATTTCTATTTAAAATTTCAATAGTATCTCCAATTTTTAAACTAGATTTATCAATAGTGGATTTTAAAGTTACTTGAGATATTGAACCAGAAGAAAAACTATCTATTTGATATCTTGAACTTGTATTATAAATCCAAGAATTAGCAAAAATTTCTTTATATGAAAGATTTTCGGAAGGATTTTCAATCAGTGTGCCTAAATTCTTAACAGAAATTCTTTCTCCTTCATTAATAGATGCAGATTGAGATAGTGGTATAAAATTAGATAATACACCAGTTAATCTTAACTCAACTTTTTTAGATGTATCTCCATTTTCATATCCATAATAAGTATCATTTGATCTAATTACGGATGCAGTATCAATTTCTTCAGTAACTCCTGAGCATCCAAAAAATTGGTTAATACTTTTACTCTGATATGTAATTTCATTATTTCCAGAGTAAATTACTCCCGAAGATGGAAATCCTATTGTAGAATCAACCGTTATAATTGAACTTCCAACACTAACTGATTCTATATTTTTAGTACTACTTGTAATTGAGAATGATCCAGTGATTGTTGGAAATGCATCATTGTATCCAACAAAAAGAAGAAGTTTATAATATGTTTTTTCTCCTCTACGAATAATTTCTACTTCAGATACTGAAGCACTTGTATCATCATCTGTGCTTTTTTTAATTGTTTGTCCAGAGAGTAAAAGAGGGTTTCCTGATAATCTTTCAGCAACTACAACTTCTCTTCTAATATAATTTGCAGATGATGGTTTAATTAAATTATTTTCTAAATTAATTACTTTTGGTGTTTCTCCAAATAAAACATTAAAAAGAATTCTAAAAGATTCTTCTGTTCCCTTTGATTCATATAATGTTCTTGCTTCTTTTATAAAATTACCAACATTCAAATCTGAAACAAAATCAGTATCCTCTAATCCAGGTGTAAGAGAATACTTTAATTTTTTATAAAATTCTTGTAAAAATAAGGAGCTTAAGTTAATTACAGAACTACCGCTAGTATGTGATGCAGATTTTGTTTCTGTAAAAAGAAGTTCTCCATTATAATTTGAAGTATTACTTGTTGTAATTCCAGCATTATATGTTGAAATTCCACTAAAACCACGAACACATCCTGTAAATGTATTGCCGTTAATTCCAGTGTAGGTAATGATTTCATCATCAATTTTTAAAAGACCATATGATGATGGAAATCCTTTTACACTACCTACCGTAATTTGAATATCATCTGAATCAATCGAAGTTGAAAGTGTAGTTGATCCAACAACAACTTCTGGAATTAAATTATCTAATTTTAAATATTGATCTAAATTTTCTGCAATATCTACAGAACCACCCTGATATTCTTGAGAAATATAGTATTGCTTTAAGAATTCAGCAGCCTTTGGACTTTCATCTAGGATAAATTCTGGAAGTTGATTGTCAATAATCTGCTGAATTTTTATCCTAGATTCAAAACCAGTTTGTATCATATTACGACCTCGTTAATTCCCCGTTAGAATAGCTTGACCTATAAGAATCTTTTGAAAATACTACACCCGATATATCATCACCAGATGCAATCACATCTTTAACCATATTTATTGTGCTTTTAGAAACGTCAAAAGAGATATAAAGATCTTTCAGTCCAATTACATCATTTGATTCTGGATATGCTTGAATTT